TTAGGTTTCGTCTCCACTAAACAAACCGCCAACAGGTTTGAGTTCAATATCTTGCTCTTGCCGTTGTGCATATTGCTCATACGGCGAACACGTGACATAGAAGTTGGATGCGCCACGAGACAGCTGGACRAGGCAATCGTCCAGATATTCCATCTTGACGCCCAACTTGTTTAGGAATCCGTCATCGAGGTAAGTCACACCGCGCGGTGTGACAACCTCAAAATGCACGTTGACGTGTATAGAGGTGGCTTTGTGCCAACGTTCCACCGCAGAGACATAGATACTCTCTGAGTTCGCCAGTGGGAACCAAGCCGGAACGGTGCCTACGTCATGATAAGACTCATTCCCGCAACCAGAACCCGTACAGCCAGAACCACTAGAACCCATGACAGAACCAGGCGAACCACTTTGACCAGGACGTGCTTGACCTTGCGAAGTCGAAACGCCACTTTGCTGCGAAGTTTGATGAAGCTGCGTTCCTTCCGCAGTTGTCGTCTCAGAATCAGAAACCATACCAATAAGCGCATAAACTAAGTACCCAAATGAAAGCACGACCAGTGCCATAGCTGCTAAGAATTTCGGGTTAAGAAAGATGTTCTTTCCAAGCCCCGACTTGGTGATTTGCCCCGTGACGGTCGAGGCGTAGAGTAGGTGGACATCAAGCGGCACCTTGAGGTTATAAACCACATCGTCTTTGCTTGGTTTGGTGACCGTTCGAGTCGGGTCATGTTCCAAGATGCGCGGTTTGCGGTTGGAAAAGAAGATCCCATCTTTACCCTTATGTTGCTTGGCCAACTCCGCAACACCTTTTAACTCTTTCGGGATTTGTGCAAAGTCAGGCGTGAGCAACACAATGTCCCAGTTGTAGTGCCGGTGCTCCATAAAGGCGTTGTTAAAGTTCTCGGGATAGATGATGCGTCCTTGCTCATCAAAACGTGTGCGCTGGCAATCGTCTATCTCGCCATTGTCCAAACTGGACGTATCAATCGTTAGCCAACGAGAGTGAAACAGCTCAGAGAATCCTTCCGGTAAGTGAGGCTCAAAGTCAGTGAAAGGGCGCTTGTGTATGTTCGCCATTTTGAAACCTGCATTGACCGAGAAGATTTGCTGACACTCATCAATGAGGATGAATGCCCCAATGGGTGCCCAACAGAAGAAGTATTTCCAAAGCTCGAAGCCTTCAGGATTGCGAGAGCTAATGCGAATGAGCCGAGCCGTATCAGGGAACTTCTCACCAAGGCGTTGTTCAATCACTTCAAGTGGCTGCATGCCATGAATGTTCGTAATGCAAATTCGACCTTCACGCAGTGCAGGCAGTAAGTCAAACCACACGGCGCAAGCNGATTTGTAAGAGCCACCGTGACCGTATCGAAATGAAGTAGCCATTCAATCACCAGTTAAAGAAACGCATAACTAAAGACGTAGCGAACGCATCAAAGATGACACGTAGCCCAGAGGTGACGCCGTATTCCGTCAAGATATAACGGACGTCAGAGGGAAGCGCATTAAAGCGGTCTTCGACAAGCGTATAGACGCCATATTCTTCGAGCAGCAGCTGCGCAATCTTGAGTGCGATTTGTATCGAGGCAATCTTGATATCGAGCCATACTGAGATAAGCCACATCGCGCCGTATTCAAACGCGTTCTTTATCCATTCAATCGCCACATCAAAGAAGTCGAGAAAGGTTTGCCCAATGTTGGCAATAAACTCTAATGCCGAGTAGATGTATTCCATGTTATTTACTCCGATTACCAAACAGAACCCAAAGGGCGATTAAGGCACAAATGAACAGCACGACAGGGCGCACATAACCCGATACCGCATCAAAACGCTGTAGTCCTGATTCAACGGTTGCGCCTTTGATATTGAAAGACTTGTCGCTTAATGTGCCGTTGTTGAAGTTGGTACCGATAGTGATTAAGCCTTTAATGTCGTCCACATAGCCTTGGATGGATTCGGCTTTTTCATCTATCGTGGTTTGCAGGTTGGCAAAGTCTTCTGCCGTAAAGATTTCGCCAGTGATAGCGGTGCCTGTAGGTGTGCCAAACTCTGAGCCAGTCAATAGACCCTCAATCGCATTTAAGCTGCTATCGAGTTCGCCCATTGAATCACCAAGCCCTTTTAAATCGTTACGAATACCAATGGTGGCGTTGGTATTGTTGTTCACCGCTGTAGTGATATCGCCGTTGGCCTGTTGGATGAGTGCCTTGGTGTTGTTATAAATCTTGTTGTCATTGATTTGCTGTTCTTGAATGGCTTGGGTGTTATCGACCAAAGAGCCTTTCACATCAATCACCGCGTTGGTGATATCCGCGTGTGACTGGTTGATATCGACGTTAAGATCATGAATGCCTTTGTTCACATCCACATTAAGCCCTTTAATAGCAGAAAGGACTGCCGTGTCTGTCGATTCATCCGTGTCAGGGTTTTCTACATCCGGTTTATCATCAACGACACCGGGATTAACCGTGTTGGTTGAATCGTCGGGTAGGACAGTTGGGTCTTCAATCTCATCGGTTGGGTCATCTGGGTCATGGGTTGGGTCTTCTGGCGTATCCGGTGGAATGATGGGTTCATCTGGCCCATTCACGCCCCAGAAAAGTGTGCCACCGTCACACTGACGTCCAGTGTAAGCAAAGCGCAGAGAGCATTGAGAGTCGGGCGTGTACTGTCCATCAGGAACGCCAGTGCAAATAATGGTGGATTCGTTCTTAGTCACTTCACATCGAGTGGCACCATAGTCACCGTAGCACGCACCTGTCACCAGTTCGCCGTAGACCGCAGGATGCCAATACAATTTCACCGTATCGCCAATGGACTGTTTGAACTGACAAGCATCCATGCATGAGCCATCAGGATTCTCTCCATACTCACAAGCAGGAACGATGGGTTCACAAGACACGACGTACTCGTCTTCTACCTTTTCATAGTCAGGCGGACATTGAGCCGAATTTTGCAAGAATCCAGCAGCACGATAAAGAGGCCAAGAAGGACTGGTCGTGTGACACATGATATCTACAACGTATTTGCCATGCCTCAAATAACAGGACTTAGTAGAAAAATCCTTGTAGTTAACAAATTTATTCTCATAACAAGAGACATAAGAGGCAGGGTTAACTCTCATACCCAATAGCAACTTACAATCGGGATAAGCTGAAACGTCTGAAACCTTATAGGTTGGTTGAGCCGCGCTTGCATTAAGTGATAAGAACAAGCACGAAAACAAAAGTAAAAAGAGTGACTTATTCACATTTGCACCATTAAAAAAGGGAGCCGAAGCTCCCTTATCCGTTGATTAGTGAGTATTGATGCCACTCACAAAGCCGTGGAGGAATGCCCCCGCAAAGGCAACACCTAGAACGATAGCGAGAACATCTCCAAGTAAATTACCCGATAAAGGAGGCATAGAGGTGAGCCGTTAGCGGCGTAAGAAGCCAACAACCATGGTCACACCAAAGCCCAGTGCAGCCATACCAATCAGACCCGCCACAACCAGTGATACGTTAGCTTGACCACCGGATACCGCAGAGTTGATTGCGCCCGTGATATCGACTTCAGCGAACGCCGGAGAGACAGACGCGGCCATCAGTGCAGCACCAGCTGCGGTCTTTTTGTTTACGACTGCGTGTTTTACGTTAGTTACAACATTTCATAAGATTTACCTTTTACTCATAAGGCGAACAACACGACCCACCCAGTGACCAACGACCATGTTGATCAAGAGCACGCCACTGACATACAGGAACAAGTCACCGTTGAAGAGGACTGGTTCCTTATATTCTTGGTAGTCCACCGCCGAAATCAGCACGTATTCTTGGCAATCCGCAACAGGCGTTTTCGTTGCTTTCAAATTGCCATACTGGTTAACGACGGTGACGCATACAGACATTTTTTAGCCTTGAACGGGTTTCATTGAAGCTTCGAAGTGCTTCTTAATTTCTTGGTCGACTGGAATAAGCTCAGTCACGATAGCGCCTGCCAATGGGTCTTCTGGGTTAATCTCCAAGCGCAATTGGTATTCGCGGCGAGGAACGAGAGCACCAGTGCGCTCAAGAAGCAGGGCATATTCATGGTCAATCATTAAAGGTTGATCCCATTGGGGATTCACATCACCCGATTCACCGATAGTGCGGCGTTTGAATTTCTCTGAGTTGATTTCACGTAGAGGACGTGACACGTTCAGTTGAGCACTGTCGCCACGTGCTGAGTTCCAAGTGATATCCATGCCAAGTACAAAAACGGATTTAGCCATTTGTTAAGTCTCCAATATGTGAGTCACCAACTTGCCGTAGGTATCGGGGAAGGTGAATTTAGTTCCATCACGGACAAGGGAACCGACCACGGTTTCAATGTCGCCCTCATGGAATTCGATTAAAGAGTTCAGAATTTTCCCGTACTGGCGACGCATCCAGTGCGCAGAGGCCAACAGGTCTAACGCCGCGCGTTTCGTCGGGACAGGTTTGGTATTGAATTTCTTTGCAGTAGAAATTGACGCAGCAAAATCATTGAGCGCGGCATACGCGCCAGCTGGATTCAGCAACACATCAACATTCCATTTTTTCAGCTCAACTTCAGAGCGGTACCAGACAAGACCCGTGTTCGCGAGTTTCTGCTCAAGAGCCTTGTTGTAGATACGCCAGTAAATGCGCGAGGTACGCGAACCAATCGAGTATTGCTCTTTGGTGTAAATCGGTTTGCCATCTTTGCCGATACTGGCAATGGTCATGTCTTCATGAAGCACAGGGCCACGACCACGTTCTGCGGTGCGGAAACAGTCGTCACGCCACGCCTTGTAAGCGTATTCGCAATCAAAAATCCCGTCGTAATCGTCATAGGCCAAGTCAACACGCGCCAAAGTTTGCACACCAAGCACATTGGTCAGCCAGTCATGTAGCGACCACGTAGGACGACGGGCAAATACATGCTTGCATCCCGTTCCGTTGATTTGGAAATGCACCGTGTCATTGTTACCGCCGATACCAACGAAGCCGCAGAAGTCCTCACCATCTGGCGAAGTCAGTTTCATGGATTCGGTGTAGAACTGGAAACCCAAACCGCGAGGCGCAGACAGCGACAAACCAAGCACTTGATTGGTAAAGATGCGCAAGCAATCTTCTAAGTAATTGCGATAGCAGATATCAAACGCTTTGTTGTACGCATCAATCTCGTCGGAAGTCTGAGCGACCGTCGGATTAAACACAGGTGGAGCAGGGAACTTAGGTGCACGACAGTGACGCTGTAACAGTCCAGATTTAGCAAAGCCTTTGTATTCCTCATGCTTGTGCAATCGACGAACTGCATCATGACAATGGCGTAAGTCTTTCACGGCAAACGTAAAACACAGGTAATCAATATGAACGCTTTGCTCATCGAAACTTTTAAGGATGTTAGTTGCAGTAGTCATCGAACACCCCCATATTGATACGTTGTTCAACGGTCGTGTTGGTGATGGACACCAACTCATAAGAAGCGAACTGAGACGAAGCCCAAGACTCAAGATGAGACATGGATTTAAGCAAATCCCATTCGTCGCAACCTTTGACCAACACAGAAACCGTGTAGTCAGGTAGCAAGTCGTAATAGATGATTTGAGCTTCGTTCATGAGCACTGAGCCTCCAATGTTGGAGTGCCAAGGCTGAGTGGCGAACGAAATCAAGCTAAAATCGGCAGGGCGCTGATATTCAGTTCAAACGGTATGGTGTCGTTCTGAGCCTGTTTAGCTTGCAAACAAGCAAGGATTTCAGTGACAGCGTCACCAGTAAATAAAACACCGTTAGACAAAGACTTACCAAGCAACGTACGCCAAGTTTCTTGAGATAACGACGAATCCATTTGGTTGGAGTTGGCATTGAACGAGAAACCGAGCGAACCATCAGAACGCCTTGATTGAGTTCAAAGCGCAGAGAGCCAATGAACTGAGCTCGTGATTGGTTAGCGGATTTCTTTACGGACTGATTAACGCGTTTAACTGATTCTTGCTGTTGTTCGTGTTGAAGACGACATTGTTCAAGACGAACATGAAAGGCTCTTTGCTCAGCAGCGCGTTTGAGTTCGTTAAAGTAGTGATGGCATTGAATGGCGAACTCAGTGAGCTGGCCGTTATTACCATACATAGATTGATTTAGGTGCTTGCGGAAGAACACGCCAGTAAGTCGAGGACTAAGCGCACATTCATTTTCGATAAGGGATTTGATTTGTTCCGTAAGCATAACCACACCAAGCCAATTTAAGTGAGTATCCAAATTTGCATACAGTAAACATGCATATTTGCATACTGTAAATACCCGAATTTGCATGCTCATGAGCTAGAATGATCAAATAGAAAACTGTTAGGAAAACAGAAATGTACATAAATGAACTGTTAGACGCCTATAAAAAGGCAAAGAACTATGTGCAAGATAAACAGATTGCCCATGATTTGGGTATCAGCACACAGAAAATGTCGAACATTAGAAATGGAAGTCGCTATCTAACTGAAACAGAAGCTCTTTTTCTAGCTGAAGCTATTGGAGCGGACAAGGAAACTGTGCTTGTGTACCTAGCTGCTGATAAAGCGAAAACGTACGAAGCGCAACAAGCTTGGGCAAACATAGCAAAAAAGTATAGTGGGCTTGGAATCTCTGGATTTTCAATGGTTTGTGCCGGATTTGCTGTAGTGTTTACAAGCCCATTAGAATCACTACATCAGTGCGCATTATATGTGTTATGTTAA